ACAAGGGAGCATATCGAGGATATTATTTATCTTGTCGATATGTTCCTTTTTCTTTTCTTCCGTTTCGATTTCCTGTTTCAATTCATCCTTTTCCATACAATACCTCCATAGCCAATCTCCCAGTGACGATTTACCACCCATTATAGAACGTATGTTCTTCTATGTCAATACTTGACTTCGCCAGTAAATCATCGTAAAATTTTTATGTGCTTAAAATTTAGGGACGGCAGAAACGCCAATAACTACCGCCCCTATGCCAAAACTTGAAGTCCCCCTCTTTGTAGGGGGTATATATATCATAGCACGCTTAATAGGAGGAGAAAGTATGATAAGGGATGAAAAATTGAAACAAATTTCGACAAAGTTGATTCGGTCTGACAAAGTTGACGATATCGCCACGCTACGCCGTAACGTGGAAATGTACGTTCAGGACCCCGATATTACGATACGGGATATTTCGGAACAGTCGGGCGTACCGATACCAACGATAAACAATCTGCTATACAAAGACAAGCAGGGAATACGGCTGTCTACCGTAATTGCACTGGCAAGGGCATTACAGGTCAGTATTGATGAATTGGTCGGCTGTCAGACTATGACAAAGGAAATGCGGGAAAGCGTAGAAATCTGCCGTGGACTACCCGAAAATGCACTGCTGTTAGTTCGGTACTTTATACGCCATCAGCAAATGCTCTACTCAAAAGTAAGTAACAAATCTAATTATATCTCTGTATTCGTTCCGAAGTATGAAAATGGAATCCTAGCAACTACAAACGTATCTGAAATGGTCAATTTAGAGAATTTTCCGTCAAATGTGAAATCCAAGGCTTACACAGGAATTAAAATCCCTAACGACAGTTATATGCCCTACTATATGGAAAATGAGATTGTACTGGTTGCCTGCGACCGTGAAGCTGTCAAAGGTGAGCATTGCATTATTACCAGTGGTGGCGGTATCTACATTGTTAAGAAAGAAATCAGTGTTCGGAACGGCAGGAAAGAGAAACATTACATATCTCTTTATGGTAATTCTGACATTATCCCCGACAGCAAAATTGACGATAGGATAGGTTATGTTGTCGGTTTTATCGACAGCAACGGAAAATGGGGCGTTCGGTGATTGAATTATTGGCAATAAAAAAAGAGGGGGCATATGCCCCCCTTGATTTAATTTAAAAACGTAAATCAACATAAGCTGATGATATATTATCATCAGTAAATGAGTAATTATCATTTATATCTATAGTTAAAGAAATACCTTCATCATCTGAGCCGGAATAATAGGAAAGATTACAAGTACCGATAATTTTTCCGTTGAGATCTCCCTGTGTGCAAAAAACAGTCTTATATATATATGGCAACAAATCATCCTTTTTATATCCATATTGTTTGTATGGCAATTTAATGTAAATCTCATCTTTTTTAGAAAAACTAACTGGAATACTAAGGCTTATATACCCCCTTGAAAGTCCGAATTTCCCATTGGCTCCAAATAAAAACAATGACGATATAATATTTATATCGCTATAAGAACCGTTTCTAATCAACTGTGCTTTCGCAAGTGATATTTCTTTTTCAAAGTACATATCACCTCTCAAATCACTAACTGTTTCTCCAATCTCATTCCCATCAATCGTGGTAGTGATTGGAGTTGCAAGTTCATAGTAAAGATACTTTCCTTGCATTGCTAACTTAAAAGCAGATGGGTCTGTGTAAGCAGAATCTTTAATATTGAAAGATGTTTTGTAAATTAATAACCCTTTGTCTGATTGCATTAAATCGTTCATATTCGTATAAATTGTGTAACCCATAAGGTAATTTTGATTGTTGTCCGCAATACCATATTCAGATGAATTGAAATTTCGAATATAAAACCCCTGAGTTGAACTATAACCGTAGTTGTAATTTCCTAAATCAATTCTTCCAACTTTCTGTATAAACTGATTATCATTTACTTCATTCTGTATAGAACATTCTTTTGGTACACTCCATCCAAGCATTTTAATGTCCATAATTTCTGTGGATTGTGCTGAAATGCTTTCTTTTACTTCTGTATCATCATAAACAGTATCTGTAAATACTGCATTCTCTGGTACATCTGCATTTACAGTATGACCATTTACTGTTGCAGAATTTCCACCGTTTGCAGGCAACTCAGTTGGGATTTCTGTCTTGTTTGCTTTGTTTCCAATTTCTGTATCAATTTCGTACAATTTAGAATCAAGTGTTTTGCTTTCTGCTACAACAACACCTGTGGCGTGAGCAATCGGGTAAAATTTTTCGCCAAGTTTATCTTTTAACCATTTTAATTTCATACAAAATACCCCCTATTTCAAATAAATTTGACCAATTTCACCTGCTTTAATCTCTATTGGATTTTCCAACACTTTTCTTGCTACCATAAAAACATTTGTTTTTGATAATTTTAAGTTAGCCGGAAATCCATTTTTACCAGATGTAATTGCTAAAAATGAACCAATTTCTTTTACTGTTGCATCTGAATCTGTCCAGTTTTTAACATTCAACGTAAAATAATCGTCGGATGTATTTATTGTTGACGAAACAGGGTATACTCCAGAAAGAGGAGATTTTAAAGTGTAATCAGTTTCGGATTCTGCGATATTACTTGATCCGAAATAAATCAAATGGCTTGATATCCCGGAATACGATGTGGCTTTTCCACTTGTGACAATATAATCATAATTAGATGGAAGATTAGAGCTATAGCTAGTTTGCGATGAAACCATTTCAGCAGAAAACGGGAACATTAAAGCGATCAAAGAATCTTTGTTTTCTTCTGTGACTGCTCCGAACTTATGCAAAGTATTTCTATAATTGTTTGAATTAAACAAAAAATTTGTAGGACGCTCTAAACTTAAATTTTTTCCAAGCCAATCTGAATATGTTAATGTTGTTCCGTCCGCAAGTGGGATATTTCCCTTAAAATCTGTTACTGTTCCTCCTTGCAGAAAATGGTTAATTAAATCTTTTGCTAATTTTGTATGCATATTTATACCTCCGTTAATATTGTTCCTGTGTATATTTCAGAAACATCTAATGATAAATCATTTTGTACCGTTTCAAATTTTAGTACGCTTTGTTGCACATCGTAAAAGTTTATTCCATCGCTAGCGGAAATGCTTTTAATTTCTTTTGGCATATCCGATAATGTCATTTTACTTGTTTTCCCTGTTTTTGACCTTATCGCATCTGCTACGCTTTGCAAATCACTCATAATGCTCAAAAAAATCACCTCTTTAAAATTGTGTTGTGGAGATAGAACCGACTATTTCCGACAAATTTGACACTTCTTTTTTTAGCTGCGTTATATCTTCTGCCATACTGGGGTTATCCGGAGCTCCAGCCTCACCGAATCCTGTTGCATCTTCAAAATGTGCTATATCAGATAGGTCTGCTTCGATTTTTTCCTTTTCTGTCCTTGCTTGTTCGGCATAGTGCTTTGCGTTATCGGTATCTTCGCCATCTCTGATACCACTACCACCAATAGCATAGCTTTGAGCCAATTTAGCGTCAGCGGCTGCGTCTGTAGCAGAAGAAGCGGCACTTGCGGCACTACTGCTTGCGGCATTTACATTTGACGTGATTTTAGCAAGAAAATCAGTTGCCAAATATTCATCGGTAATACTGCCTTTTACAAGGTCTGCCGTTATTTTCTTTGTTCCATCTTCGCCGGTAGTTTCCGTAAAAGTAATTCTTGCTCCATTGCTAAACGTATAAGCACTCGGAATAGCATTACTGATATCTGCCGTCCATTTAGTGCCATCTGCTGTCTCCATTGTAATAACACCGGCACTATCCATAGAAAAAGAAACTGGTATTTTTTCGATGTTAAAATCAACGCTAAAGCTTGTTCCGTCAAAAAACTTAAAAGTCAAAATTCCTGTATCTGGATCCCATGTTGGCGTTTCCGAAAGAAGCTTATTCGCCGACGATTTATCAAGCTTTTTAACATCGCTTTCCGTATGAGCAATATCTAAATTACGGCACAGCTCTTCAATGGCTTTATCCATTTTATTAAGATTGCTTTCGTTAAGCGGTGTTTTTAAGCTTGCTGACTTATTTTCCCAATTTATACGATTATATTCTACTTTTTCATAATTTGAAGATTCTACACCGGGAATTGCTCCACCGATCGTTTCATATAATTCCAAAAGTTTCAAAGCAGCTTCCGAAGCTTTGTTTATTTCAGAATTATATACAGGTATTTCTGCGTTTTCAACTGGAGCATAATCTCCATCTGTAGTAACAGCCGAATTTGATCCGTAATGAAATATCTTTCCTTTATACTCTATTTCCCCGTTCGTTCCGTAATCTGTTCCGCTTGTATCCCTTAGATAATCGTCAGTCGAAACAACCGCATAATCCGTAACATCTGAAACCACAATAGGAAGAGGTATGTTTCCAGATCCCATATAAATCATTCCGATGGCCCAAAATTTCTCCGTGTGTTCTGATGGATTTCGTATTCTAAGATAAAAATCTTTTCCAAACCGTGTATACAATTTCGTTGCTTTGTAATTGTAATCTCCAATTTTAACATTTTGTGGTTCTTTAATTAAGTAATTCGCCATAATTCCTCACTTTCTATACGTTTGCCCAATAACTGTAGTTAACTCTGTAAGTCACGCCTTGGTCGATCGCCGAATGCGATATTACAATCTGCGGTGTTCCGGACGCCCCTCCCGGAGAAATTGAAACCGCATCAACAGTAAATGCACACGCATCAAAATCACCGTTTATAGCGGTGACAGGCATATGTGCATTTATGTCCGGTACTTCTATATATGTATATACAGTAATTCCGCCATCATTGGTAAAAACTTGGCTTCCGGACATATATCGCATACCATTAATAATAAGACCTGTGCATGATACAGCGCTTGGTATGGAAAGCTTCTCGCCATCGCTCCCATCAATTTTTACATTTTGAATCTTAATCGGTGCGCTCGATTTTATTACCGGCTGTTTATGCAGTTCACCGTCATATTCTTCATCAAGCGTTATATTTGCCGCTATCGTCTCCTCTTCCACTGTTCCCATCCGAGTAGTATATGACGTTTTCTCGAATTCAATCCTGTCGTTTAACAAATGTGTCTTGTTGCTATTTTTAAATTGTTGCTTCGTTGTGCCCCCTGCACCATCTTCAACATCGATTGTTACCGTCGTGTAAGCTTCGGATGTCACGCCATTTTCTGTATTCATTTCCGTTGAATTGTAATCACAGGATGGCTTTTCGTCCAAATACTCTTCATAATCTACCCAGTGTGCGCCGTCCCCGTAAGAAAATCGGTAAACCGTATCGCTATCTAAATCATAATATAATTCTCCTACTTGCGGCATTTCAATTTCTACTGTGCCATCCGGAATTGTAACATCATCCTTCGGTTTTCCGTGATCGAAATATTTTACGTCTAATTCTTTTCCGTCTTTAATTACTTTCGGTTTATAATTTGATAATTTAATCAAACTTTCTGCACTTTTATTACTTTCTAAGTGTATCTGTCCGCCGACAAGCTCAAGTAATTCTTCTGCTGTCAAATTGATATTATCAGCTGTAACCTTAAAGTAATTCTTGCCGTCATCAGCGTTGGTTCCAAGTTCTACTTCTACCATCCGACCATTTTTATCAACCTTAAGGACAATCGTATTAGAGGTTTGCTCAAAATGGCTACTTTCTCTCTTATCTAAATCTGTCACGTCAACCGATAAACCATCAATGCTTTTCTTTATCTCAAGGCTCTTACCCATAAGCTGAACCAATTCATCACGACTTGTGGTTTCGTTCGCCCTAACTTTGTTCCCTTTGGCAGAAAACGTGTCCCTAAGTCCTTGAATACCTTTTAGAGTCCTTGAAAAAACAGGACATATTACACTTTCTCTTTCTTTTACCAAAGAATACCAATCTCCCAGGTCCATATACGGTAGCCCCTCAAGCGTAGTATCGTTTGGTCGGTAAACAATGACATTCAGTGCATTTTTTATATTTTTTCCAATTTTCTTTAATTCCTCTTGCGATTTCCCAAAAAATAAAATATTTGAAGAAATTACATAAGGGTTGCTTTCGTCATCATCAGAAGCCACGCCGATATCATCAGACGATGATTTAATTGTCACGCATGTAATCGGCATCGTTTCATATTCTTCAAATTTTGTCGTAATATATTGAGCATATGCCGGATCCGTTCCGATATATTGAGCGTTACCGCCGGATACCGGATATAAATCTTCCGTTGGGTACAAATCCTCTTCCGGATATAGTCCCTCCGCTTCGCTTATTTTTATTTCTTCAAACTTTCCGTACCGGTTTATATAACCAAAAGCCCCATTAGCTTCACAGATATATTTCAAAAGCATTGTTCCGGTTAAATTTCCTTGTCCCGGCTCTACCGTTTTTTCGACTTCCAAATCGTCATTGACAAAGGAGCCTCCAGCAAATTCAACTCCAAAATACTCTAATATGTTTGACCGAAATTCTGAAAGTTTGAGTTTATTATTTCCCGGAAATGTTTTATTATAAAAATCTGCAATATCCACAGATGCGTCGTATAATGCGTCATATGCGATTATTTTCTTATAGTCCTTATCATCTACACACTTTGCGCTATCGACACGATATACACCCATAGGGATTGTTAAAACAGTTTTCCCTTCTGAATCTTCCACATCCATATAGCACTTAAATTCCAAGCCGGTTACGTCCTTGTCCATTACTTCTGATACTTCAAATTCAATACTAGAAGCGATGCAACCGCCCAAAGACAACTCTTCATCGCTACAGATAGATTGAGTAATTGTGACACTTTCTTGATGGATAATTTCGTTATCAATCGTCAAGTTGATATCATCAAAAACCATCCTGTATGCTTTGTAATATCCAGAAGAATAAAACATAGCTTTTTGTTCGTCTGTCAGATTAAGCATACGGCACCTCCTTAATACTCGATAAATTCCCAAGAAATCGGCATATATGTTGGAACACCCTCATAAGTACCTCCGTACTGAAATTGAACGTCCGGAACATAAAAGAATCCATGGTCATAATCGTTAGTCCATTCGTTAAAATACCGTATCCTTACTTTCTTTTCCGGCAATCCAGCACAATCTTTTTGCTTCATACCGGTAGTAAGTATGTTCATAAAAGAACGCATAGTGGTATTTTTCATATAAATGGTCGAAAATGCGATTCCGTCACGCATATGCTTTAATACATTTCTTTTAAGATGACCGTTTGCGTTAACATAGCTGTCCAAATCCTGCGCCCTGCCGGGTGTAATATTAAGATTGTTTGCAGCAATGTATTTATCAATCTTTGTATACTGATAATCACCTCCGGAATAACCGGTTGCTATCGAAACAAGACCTTTTGCTTTCTCAAATCCTGCCATTTTATACCTCCAATTATTAAAGGTTAGCGGCTCTGAATAGACATAGCCGGAAATAAAAAAGAGCGGTTTTATCCGCTCTTTGTAAAAAACATTTTATTTAATATCAATCATGTCCCATATGATAAGCGTAGCTGATATTAGTTTCATAATATGCATAATACATCTTTTCGTATGTATTCCTGTCGCAAGGTATGCTAGATTTTTGAGTATCACTAGAACCTGATTTTATATCTCCTAAACTACTTTTCGATACAGAAACCGGATTCCCATTATCGTCATAATATACAGTTACTACTTCACAATAATAACAATCTTTATTCGATCCGTTTGTAACGGTAATCATCAAATAATCACCGTAATCGTCTTTCACATAATTTGTCGTTAAAGAAAGATCTTCTATCAAGGAACTGTGATAAAAATACTTCATTCCCTCTGTATATTCATACTCTATTTTATATGTAGAATATGTTTGACTTGGAAGTGAAAATTCTAAATATCCAACATATCCTCCCTCTAAATATCCTATGCTGTCAGAGTCATAATCAACAGCTATTCCGCTTTCATTATAAAAGGTACATTTCGCTGATACAGAAGTCGGAACACCGTACTCACTTTCTAACTTTGCGTAAAGATATCCGTTTGCAACAAATGTCTCCCTTGTTATATTTTCTTTTGCTTTTTGAGAATCAAACTTATCGCTTTTAGGGACAGAAGTTGTTTTTTTCTTTTTCAACTTCACTGTAACCTTGCATTTTGCGGTTCTTCCGGAATTATTCACAATTAAATATGCCGTTCCTTTTTTCATTCCTTTAATTTTTACGGAATTTTTTGACATTTTAACAATTCTTATTTTTCCGTTAGAAACACTCCAGGATGCAAAAGGGCTTTTGTTACCCTTTAGTTTTACAGTTTTTGTACTTCCCACATTTACAGTTACTTTCTTCTGCATAGACATTGCGTTCACACTTTTATCTTTGATAAAAAATGCAAAAATAAAAGAAAACACCAAAATAAATACCGTTTTTCTTTTTCTTGAAATCATATTTCTCCCTCCTGTTTTTAAAATTTACCCTATTATACACTACAAACGACAGATTGTCTATGCATAAAGTGGTCTTCCGTTTGCTTTCTTAAATTTTTCGTTTGCATCGGTCGTAATTCTTACGATATCACCGTCAGATACGCCCTCGACATAAAGAGCCTGACCGTTTCCGCTGTTCATTTTGTTGATTGCAACAACCAGACTTGTAAGCACCGGAGTCATTACATTGTAAACAGCATCCGCAACACCCTTAGATGTAGATGCAATAATCTGGTCATTGTTGATTACTTTTGTCCTGTTGCCTTGTCTACCGACAAGCTCTGGTTTGCCATTTTCTCTTGCATAGAAAAGCTGTCCTAACTTCGGAGTTCCACCTGTTTCGAATGTGGCAATGTGATTAATGTTAAACCCAATCGTTTTACCGCCAAGAGCCTTTGGCAATTTCAGCGAAATTTTATTGAGGTTATCAATGATTTTGCTATTGATCCACCCTATCAGCGTGTTAATTCCACTTTTCAAGGTGTCCATGGAGAATATGCTTTTAATTTTTAAAGCCTTATCCCCCCACCAATCCTTAACATTTTTCCACCATTTAGATATTTCGCTGGCTTTTGTCGAAAGTTTTGACTTGACTGATATAGCCTTATCTCCCCACCAGTCTTTTACGTTACTCCACCATCCGGCAACTTTTTCTTTTGTTGCTTCAAACTTTGTCTTTACCTTTAACGTCTTTTTGCCCCAGTAATCTTCAACGTCAACCCACCAGTCTGCAAGACCTTGTTTCCACTCTTCCGGACTGTATGTGAATAAATCTTTGAATTTAAACTTGTAAGCATATTTTTTCTGCTCATCGGACATAATAGCTTCTCCGATTGCCTTTCCTATATTCCATCCGACAAATGCCGCACCAACAGCAGCGGCTACGCTTGCCAAAATACTTGCCGCTGTAGCAGCGGCTCCGCTCGAAATAAAACTTCCTATTACTGATGGAACTTTCGTTATGGCTTTTCCTATTCCTTTTGCTGCCGCTTTTGCAATCGTTCCAACGCCTACGCTTTCTACACCTATAGCTTCCGCTATTTTGGTCATCACTTTTGTTGCAAGCGTTTTAAAAATGGTTTTTCCAAGTCCTGTGAATTTAAGGATTCCAAAAATACCGATAATTGATGTTTCTATCGGTGCAGTTTCCATAGACCCTTTAATTGCTTTTGCAATGGCTTTTCCTACGGCAAGTGCCAGTTTTGCCAAGTCAATAGCAACTTTACCGAAATCTATTCCGGAAAGAAAATCACCAATGCATTGACCGACATAATCCCAATCAACAGTATTAAGAGCCGTTGTTATCGTGGTCACAAATCCACTGAAAGTATTGCTTATCGTTTTTCCGAGCTTTTTCCATCCGCTTTTTCCGAATCCCTTGAAAAATCCGTTTATTCCATATCCTATCTTTGTGCCTAAATCTTTCCAAGTCTCCTTATTAGATACCAAAGTATAAAGAGCATTCACCATAGAATTGACAAGTTTTCCGAAATTTTCCCCGATTCCTTTAGCGTCAATTCCTTTTATCAGCTCTCCTATGCGTTTAGCAATCAAATCCCAGTGAATGCGATTTAATGCTGATGTCATTGCTGTAAGAACGCCATTTGCCATATTATTAAATGTATCAGCAGTAAGACCGGCATCCCAAGTCGTAAAAAATCCGTTGATGCCAATTCCCAAATTTCTTCCAAATTCATCCCAGCTAAAAGTTGTAGCAAAGCTGTTTAAACCAGTAAGGACTGTATTCAGAGAATTTGCTATAGTGCCTCCTAAATCAGAAAAGAGTCTTGCTCCCTCGCCTCCTGCAAAAAGTCCGTTAAGAAACGATGCTAACCCCGTTCCAAATCCTGCCGCTTTTTGATAGATGGATTTCCAGTCAATATCCTCCATAGCATTTGACAATGTTGTAGAAATCTTCTTTCCAAGCTTTTCGAGTGTATCAATATCGCTTTCAAACTTCTTGAAAATGCTGTCTTTCTGCTTCCACTTTCCTCCGCCTCCAGAGCCAATGTTAGACAATTCCCCAACGCTAGTGCCACTACCCTTTCCATCACCGTCATTATCCTTGCCTTTTGAGGATGTAAGGTTGTTCAGGCGATCAAAGCCCTGCAACTGCTTATTGAACTCTTTCTGTGCCTTTGTAGCCTTTTTGGTAGCATCGGCTGTATCGTTCGCTCCGTCAGCGGCATCTTCCATATCATCCTTATAAGTTTGAGTAACGCCGCCGCCCTCTTCATATTCCCATCCGAAAATCTTTCCAAGTGCGTCTCTGGCTGATTTTGCAAACTTATCAAGCTGAATCAAAGTGCTGTTCATAGCCTTTACAAACGGCTTAAATGCGTTAATTGCAATTTGACCAATCGTAGAGCCTAACTGCTGAAAATTCTGCTGAAGCATACGGGTTTGGTTTGCCCATGTATTAGATGTCCTAGAAAAATCTCCCTGTGCGGCACCGGTTTGTGAAATCACATACTGATAGCGGAGCATTGTCTTTTCCGCTTGTGACATAGATTTAATATTGGCATCTATGCCCTGCTTATGCGCCCATTCTTGCAGTGTAGCCTGTGTTAAATCAATTCCGTACTTTCTAAGTGGCATTGTTGTTCCGGTAAAAACGGATTGCAGAGACTTGGCAACCTTTTCCTGATCTTCATTATAGAAAGATGCCATATCAGCAGACAGCTTCGTCAACTCTACAGACATTCCGGACATTTTCTTTTGAGAAAAACCTACAGCTGTTCCCATTGCTTGGAAACGTCCGGCGATCTGCTTTGCTGTCAATTCAGACATACCATAGTCTTGAATGGATGTTTTTGCCAAATCTTCAATCTTGCTTTTATACTTTCCGAAACCAACGTCAACGACATTCTGAACCTCTGTCAAATTAGAGGAATAGTCCATTGCTGATTTTAAACCGTTGAAAGCCCCCTTTGCCGCATTTACTCCGATAACAAGCTTTGTTAGCTTGGATGCAATTCCGGTTTTTGTATCTACATTGACTTTTGTCTTTCTCTTTCCGAGATTTTTTACAGACTTATCAATTCCGTCAATAGCGGCTTTGGCGTCTTTCAGACCGCCATTTTTAGCAATACCATTGATATTTTTAGCAAAATTACCAAGTGCGGATGTATCAACTCCTCCAATAGCAGAAGATACCGCACCAAGCTTTTTTATAAGGCTATCAAGTGCGGCATTTGCCTTTTTCGCACTCGCTTCAATTTCTAACTCTAAGCTTTCCTCTGTAGCCATTACCGCACCCCACTTTCACTACTGTGCTTTGTTGTAATTCAAAATCGCCTGTACAATAGCCTTGGCGATGTCATCCTTATGCTTTAAGTACAACGATGCATCGTCCGGATCAGAAACAAAACATACTTCAATCAAAATAGCCGGCTTATTTGTATGATTTAAGAAATACAAATTGGTATCAATCTTAACTCCCCGATTGGTAAATCCAATTTTGGAAATCTGATTACAAACCCCTTTTCCGAGATCTCCACGAACGCCGTCTTTGTTTCGAACAATAACTTCTGTTCCTGTAGTCACAGAATCTTTTTTACTTTTGTGTATAAAAAAGTTAAAATGAATAGAGATATCAATATCTCTATTCTTCGAGTTACAATTTGCACAAATTTTACGAAGTACATCCGTTTGGTTTTTTCCATTATTAACCGTACAGTTGTAAGCCTTAATTCCGTTCTTTTTCAGAAGCTTTACTACCTTTTTTGTAATAACTCTGTCTTCCTTGCTTTCGTCGATGTAATCACTGGCACCGCAAGCAATCTTGCCCTGCGGATTATGACCGCCGTGTACCGTTACCGCTGTAATCTTTGCCATCTTTATCTCTCCATTCAAAAAAAGACGGCGGGGCTTTTACACCTCGCCGTTACTTTCCATTAGTTTTCTGCTCTGAATTTCAAGCTTATGATTTGCACGTCTTGTAAGTGCATCCAGCCTTCGCATTTCTGCTTCTTCCTTATCATTTTTAACATTATCAGAATCTTTATCCGCTTCAATGTTTGAATAAAAAGGCTTCTCCGGATATTTCACCTCGTCTCCATTAAATGCACTTCCGATTGAAAACTGTGTGTAAAAACCAATAAGCCAAGCGAAATACTCTTTATCATCGTTTTCGCTTTTCAATCTGTCGTTATATGCTGTAATTCTTCGATTTATCGCCGCAGGAGTCATATGAAAAAATTCATACTCTGTCAACCCGATTTTCAATGCTGCCGGTAACAAATCTTCAATTACTCGCTCTCGGAAACTTTTGGCTGCTTCTTCTTGTGATCCTGTGGTTTCTTCGTCTCTTTCTCCTCGGTCATTGGAGACATCATCTCTTCCAGACCGATCAGTTTGAAAAAACCATCTTCACCCATCTGATCTAACAGCATTTCCATAACAGACCAGAAATTTCCGTTGTTTTCCTTGATATAACTTTTCAAAAGGATTTTAGCCGTTTTCTTATCCGGCACCTCTCCGTCTCCCTCTTCCGTCCCGTGATGTTCCATAAGACCTGCATAGAACATAGAAAGAGCCACTTGAGGAATGTCTGAAATCCCTTTGAATTTTGCCTTAATACTATCAGCGTTATCGCCATCTTCATTAACTGCCGTCATAAGATTGATTACTTTCTCTGTACACTCACCATACAATGAAGCTTCTACAGAAAATTCGATCTTATAATCTTTTCCAGAAATATTCAAAACCTTATACATTTTACCTATCCTTTCCCTCCCTTTTTATAAGGGAAAGGGGCAGTCCGAAAACCGCCCCTTATAAACTAATTATTAAGTCCTGTGTCATCTACGGCTGTTTCGTCATAGCCAGTCACAGCCTTCTTGCTACTCGTTTCAGACTGGCTATTTATTCCCCCGAATGTGCAGTAGGAGTTACAGCTGTATCCTCTCCTTTAAGCTCGTCCGTGATACAGTTCATCTGCATTGTAAGAAGTCCGTTCTGCTCTTTTGCAGTCTTTGGGATTCTAGCAGGAGGGGATGCAACGATAAACTCCGCATTTGTAAGACCCTCCGTGATTTCTTGAAACCAAACTCTTTTACCGGCTGCTTTAGCCGTTTGTGCTTCGCTGATCAGATCAGTCCATTCCTTGACCGTTTGGTCTGTCTTATTTACAGTTACAACGTAATTTTCCGTTACGGTATCTCTACCGGCAATATTTCTTGTCTGCTTATCTTCCAAGGCAGAAGCGTCAATCGCTTCCGGTTCAACCGTTACTTCGTCAATAGAGTTAATTCTGTGAAGTAACGTAAATTTAGTTGGTTTTTGACCAGCCACAGTTTCAATTCCATAAGACAGAGTGGTGCCGTTGGTGCTAACGCCAGCCACATAAGATGTATTATCTGCCATTATTTACCTCTCTTTCTACCGCTAATTATTGCGGTCAGCGAACATTTCAAAAAAATGCCCGGTACATAGTTACAAAATAGTGTCGTTTGCTCCATATAAGCGTCTAAAACGCATCGTGGAAGTATATATGCCGTCAGACTTTCCGTAAGTCGGCATACCGACAGCGTCAAATCTCAATTCCTTGAACACATTTGCCACGGTTGCCGTTACCAATCGAACGTCTGAACCGCTTGTATTTGAAGAAATATCGACTTGTATAGTTTCCAAAACCGCATTGACTGTTTGCCCGTCAAGCGTTTGCCCCTGTTCTAATCCGGGCAGTTCGTGAATGTAAACAGTCGGAAAAATAGGTTTCTGATTCGTTTCTCCCTCATCTGTGATATACACATCTGGGAATTTCTTTTGCAAAATAGGCTCTGCTCTGGATTTCACAACATAAAAAATCGTGTTTCCAAGTTCAAACGCCCAACTGTTATCCACCATCAGCTAAACACCTCCTTGAAAATCTTTTCATATTGCGAAATAATCTCCATACTTGCCTTGTAAATAGGCATTGTTGCTTTAATACCTCTCGAATAATGCCACTTATTATCCTCTCCGAGATAGTACCACCCATCCTCAAAGGCGTGTATTTGCCCCGGATATGTTCCGACACCATAACCCATATCATTTGCTTTCGGGTTAGGCTCCGGGTTGTAATGGATACCAGCACCAAATTCCACCGCTAAAACCGTGTAAAATGGATCTCTGTCTTTTACCTCATGTACTTTACCTGTAGCGATTAAAATGGCTTTACAGCCCATTTTAGACGGTTCTCTGTCTATGCTAATAGTAATTTGATTACCGATAGGGCTTTCATTGATTGCTTGTATCGCTACTCGCTCTCCGATTTTCGCTAACCGATCAACATACTCTTCGCATTTTTTATTGATATCAGATTTGTATTTCTCAATCTGTTTTATCGCTTCTTGAATAGACTTTTGCGACAACCCCATTTTTACCTTCATAAAAACCGCCTACTTTGTTGTTTTCTGCAAAAGGAAAAGGTCTACTGTCAATCCTTCGTCAGCCACACCTTTGACGATGTAGTCAGCGGTCAAGATATCAACAAGACCTTCTTTTGTGTGTCCCACGTCAGATTTTTTCCAAATATAATCACCAGACTTAATTGGCAAATAACCCTTGTCTGTCGTTATCTGACAATATGATGTGCTATCATCAATGCCAAACTCTTTGACAAGAACCTCTGAAAGTTTATTGCTAATATTTGCCATGAACGATACCGGCTCCGAAAATCCATCCACCTTTTTCGTGTAATAGATTTTTTCGCCGTCTGATGTTTCGTAAAATTTACGATTTCCTTCATCGTCCGTTTCATAAATGGTTATTTTCTGACCGGCACGGGAATATTTCATTTTCTGCTTATTAGCCTTTAAACTCATTTGCATTTTCCTCCGGCAGTCCGGCAATGCTTGTCAGCAAAGATACCAGTCCGGCAAGAACAGAAGCAGATACAACCACTTTCCAATCTACCGCACTAAGAACCATGCTTGAACCGATTACACCGATTGCCGTTTGTGCAACTGTCTTTACCGCTCTGATTCCTGCTTTCTTCGCCCAGTCTTTCCAATCTCTCATTTACGATGCCCCATTACAATTGATACGTTCTGCAATTTCGTTAATACGATGATGAGCTTGCTTTACGCTTTCTTCAACAACCGTAATCCTGCTATCGTGAGAATCAAGCTCATTTTTCATCTCAGAACGCTCATTTTTCATTTCTTTGATAGTGTCTAAGATTGTATCAAGTTTCATATTGATTCTCGTATTCTCTTTTACTCTATCTTCAATTTCCTTGGTGTCTGTATGTTTACTGTTTTTTGCATTGTAACTCAAGCTAAAAAAGCCGAAAAAGACGGAAAAAACGACTGAAACGCCGCTTATAATAATTGGTATGATATTCATATATACCGCCTTTCATAAAAAATGGCACGCCGCCCACCACCCTTAAAGCGTGCCGCCTGCTACCATTTTGTTAAAGTCAACAAAATCGCAACGCACAATCTTCTATAAGACTTTAGCAAACGGAAAAACTCCTGCCAGCAATTCTTTTCTGTCTTTCCAATTACGGCTAATGCCGTTTTCAGAAAAAGAAGACATATATGATTCGCCGGCTTGCGAATGGTCATACACAGCAAGGTTGACAATGACTGATTGATATTTCTTCAAGTCTTCGTCTATTCGCTCATCTGTATAACTATCCGGATAATTTCTTAATGTCCTTATTTCTTCCGTTGCCTGTTCTATAATCTGTTCGATAAGAGGATTTTCCTCCTTTTCGTCAAAAACAACAACGTCAGAAGTGGTATCATCGCCGTTATCAACCGCCTCGATATGAAATTGTTCTAATCGGATTTTCACCTGCTCTAACGTGCTGTATTTTGACATACGGATCCCTCCTACAAACCAAGCTTATCAATCAAGAGCTTCTTGAGGTCTGCCCCTGTGTAGGTGTCAGCCTCTTCAATGTCAAGGTCTTTTGCCAGTTTCTTCAAATCAGCCGTACTCATACGTTTGATTTCTGTTTTTGTATATCTTTTTTCTTCAGTGACATTTTCCGGCGGATTCATATACTGTGAAAAATCTTCATCATCCACATACTGAATCAAAGGCTTTCCTTGCAAATTATATTTACTTCCAAGCTCTTCGTATCTTTTTGTCGGAAATTCAACCCCCTCCCGTGGGTAAACATCACCCACGTTATAGGGATATGAATTATCTTTTAAGTCAGTGAAGAAATGTATTACTCGATACATCAGATCACTCCTTATGCTCCAGTGTTTTTAGTCTCTGTTCCGGCTGTGCTTGTTTCTGCTGTTGCTGAAATTGTACCGACAACAACTCCATCAATATACTCTGCAAAAAGAGTAAGACCAGAAATAACGATATCCTCCGCTGTCATATGCTTGTAATCCGGCTCTTCATGAATACCGATAAGACCTGTTGCGTCAGACGTAAAATCAAACGCATTATCAAGATCAGCACCATTAACAGGGATGTAATACAGCACAATGTTCTGCTTTGCGGTCGCATAGATCTTTCCTTTAGGAACAGAGCTGTTGAAAATAACAGTTCCAAGTCCGAGAAAATCTTCTACATAGCGCATACCAAATGCAGTCTGCGTGGTAATCGCTGCTGTAGAAAGATAATCTGCAGCGTCAAGAGGATTGACAAAATAAACAGAATCAATTTCATCATCCTCAAACTTCACCTGTAACTGCCCCCATGCCTGTGCAAGAGTAGCCTGTAATCCTGTACCAGTTGCCGCACCAGTTCCTGTCTTAAGGAAATCAAAAAAGTCCTTACGAACATCTTTCTGTGCATCGCGAAGCATTGCATCTGTAGTCATTTCAGCCGCTTGGTCATATCCTCTTTCAACAATTGCTTCTGCCGATGTTGCTTTTCTCCACTTTTTCAGGACAATCTCCTTGTAAGACACCGGATCTACCTTATATTTAGAAAGAGGAATCAGATCTCCTTCTGCAACGGTACCACTCTCAAGTGTTCCGGTAGCCTTGTATGTCTTTAACACAGTTCCTGCCGTCTTTGGAATCTTTCTTGTAACTCCAAGTGCTTCCATAAGTTTCTTAATTGAGTATCCAAACATCTCAACAAACTCAATTTCTCTCGCTCTTGCGAGATCTGCTTTTTTAATTAAATTCTCTTCTGCTGCCATTTTAGTCCTCCTTAAATATTAAAAAGTTCTGGATTCTCAGCAATCGCTTGTCTTCTTTGACTTCTGTCTGTGATTGCCATAATCTGTTCTTTTGTAAGACCGCTGTAGCTTCCGGCATTTACCCTTGGTCGTGACTTCTGCCACTCCGCTTTAGCCGTAGCAACTGCCGCCTTCACTTCGTTATCAATTAACTGTGCAATGGAAACGTGATCGCAATCAGCTACGGCTTCAATTAAGCTTTCAACAGCATTTTCAGAAATGTTTTTGTATGCAGAAACCGCCTTAATATGATTAAGCTCTTTTAATGTTTCCTCGTACTGCTCCTTCTGCTGTCTTTCTGCTTCCGCTTTTGCTTCTGCTTCCTGCTCCTCTGCCGTCTGCTTCGCCCTCAAAGCCTTTGTAACTTCTCCCTTTTCCCTCAAAGCTTTATCTAATGCCTGCTTATTTTTGACTGCATTCGCTTTTTCGGTAGCAAGTTGAGCCATAAGCTCTTCAACAGTAGGAGTTTTGTCTTCCGACTGCTGCTCCGGCTTACTTTGTGGTTGGGTTTCGGTATTTGTGCTTTGTGCATTAGGTTCTGTTTTTGTGATCTCTTCCATTTTGATTACCTCGTTTCTTTCTGTGTTTATTAGCTTCTCTGCTATCTTGTGTTTTTTAACGTGCTTCTCTGCACATATAAAAACCGCCTTGTCTTTTATGACCGGCGGTAAATTATCAAAAATATTTAATTGTACATCTGCAATTTGCAATTTCTTTCATATTTGCACCAAAGGATTCATCTTTCGGAAATAGCATTTCGCTATCTCCAACTAAAAAAACACCGTTTATCGGAATTGTTTTATAATCCAAAATACGGTGTGTATGTCTGACCCTTTTGTCATTCATTGTTATCCATGTCTTATTTTTCCTTCCGGATAAAACGGCACTTCTATATTCATCGTAATTGAATATGCAGTTTGATTCATTTTCCGATGTTAAAACAGCCCTGTCAATCGAAAAATACCATTCATCATTTTCGTGATTTTTAGTCGTTTCATAAATATCATTTGTAAAATCAAAAATATGATTTTTCAACTTTTCATCAATTTCAATTTGGCTTTTTACCAATTCCTGGTATTTTTCCTCTAATTGCCGTTTGATAAATTCTTCATCTTCATAATCCATTGCTTTCGCAATTTGATAAAGAAAAAAGAAAAACAAAATATTTTTCTCTAACTCCTCCGAAAATACTTTTCTCTTCTCTTTTTCTTCTTCCGGCAAATCCATTTCACCAAAATATATATCGTAATCCATAGACAAGCCTTTTTTACCGTCTATTTCATTCATATTGTCAAATCCTGCAATATCCATTACTTATCCACCCTGCTTTTATCAATCATCGGGCTATTTTCAATTTGATCGCTCAAATCTCCCATTATCCTTTCGCTGTCGGGTTGCTTTTCTCCCTCTCCTCCTTCTCCAGCATTCGATGCAGATGTTTCTGTTTTGTTAAAAATGCTCGATTGATATTTTTCAATCAATGCTTTGCTTCCCTCCCAGACTTCGTTAGGATCATCAAAGAACGAAATCCCATTAAGCACATAATCGCCACGGATTCCATGACTAAGAAGTGTTGCCATAGCATTCACTTTTGTCGTCATCTCGTATGTCTTTTGCCTCTTAATATTCGGCTCTACATCCGCAATAGTAAGCTTTCTCAAATCGCTATCTTGCGGAACGAAAGAAGATTCTCTAATCGCAGCCAGTACAATTTCTACTTCCTCTAATTTAGAAGAATCTAACAACATCTGTTGTTTTGCCGCTGCCGTTTCCGCCTGTGACCATCCTGTTGCATCAGACATTGCCACACCGGTGCTTCCTCCGCTTGATTCATTTCTTTGTGGAACATTGCATTTTTGCAAAATCAGTTGCCGGCGTGTTGTTATATTATTCAGCATTCCGGAATAATCATAATCAATGCTAAGCGGATTTATGAATGGTTGTTTTCCATCTGCCGATGTGTAAGTCATTACCCACTCGTTGGTTTTTGGCTTGCTTATTTTTCTTGTTTCTGTTCCATCTTCATTTTTAATTATGATCTCTGGAAACTCAATGTCATTTCCGTGCCATATAGCCTGTGTATTTTGATCAACGTCATTTGAAAAATCCGAAATCATAAGATTCAGATTATCCATTTCTGAAATTTGTCTCTCAAAAACTCCCATTCGGTCGTATGATCTGAAATATTCAACCATTGGAACAACATCGAGAGTATTCATCTCTCCGCTTCTTTCTGAATGCTGCCAGGCTTCACGTTTTGTAATATCACCATTGGATATTTCTTGCAGATTGACAATTTCATATCTTCTGTCTTTTGTCCAACAGGTAAAATAGTTATTTCCTGTCAGCTTATCGTGCCGGTATGTAACGCCGAGCATTACCCTGTGATCTGTGTAATAGCTGGAGCGAACAACAAATGATGTTCTTGGATCCAAAACATCGTATGTAAAGAAGCTTTTCCCCTCTTTCCAATCTGTATTTACATCAATAAGGACATTGCAAATACCACAGATAACTACAAATCTTCCATATTCCTGTGTTTTGGTTCTTATTTTAGCCATTTCATAATTTTTATTTAATTCTGAAATGGCACCGGACTTCCATTCTTCTTTTCCATCGCCGTTTTGAACAAGGGTTATCGGAGACCCGAAAGAATATCCGCACCAAAATTCCGTCGCTTCGTTCGCCACATTGTCTACGCACTGGCAATCAATGTCTGTTCTTGTCATTTTCTTTCTTTGAAGAGGTTGTTTTCCCTTGTCGTAGTCAATCAAAAACTGCATTCTTGTTGCGTTTTGAGTGTGCTTAGCAAAAACATCCCGCAAAACATCAAGTACATTTTCACTTGTTATTTTCGGATAATCCGTATAAAGAATTTCTCTTCCCATTTGCATACTCAAAGCACCTCTTCTAAATTAAAAAAATGTCATACCACTCGAAGTTTCCCTTGCAGGTAACTTTTTAATTTCTCTTTTTCCGGTTGCCGGATAATAAATAACACGTTTTACGCATTTGCTACACCGGCAAACAATATTCATCGTCCCTCTTCCGTCATAAGTTCCGACTTTTCGACCGCAATTAGGACAATATATCGTATTTTTTACATACTCCATAAAATACCTCTTTTTTCAAACGAAAAAAGGACACCTAAACGGTGTCCCCTCTACATCACAGGAGTTTTTATTTATTTGAAAATTTACAAATAATCAAATTCAATTTTTTTATATCTTTTCTTATTTTTTCTGCGGGAATATGTATTATTTTCCAATCAAATCCCAAAATAATTTGTATTTCCGCTTCTCTGTTCTTCTTAAAATCGTTTTTGTGATACAATTCTCCATCAACTTCTACAACAATCTTTTCTTTTGGAATCAAAAAATCCACTTTATATTTTCCTATTTTTTGTTGCGGTATTATTGAATATCCATTTTTTATCAATTCAATAGCAACCATAGCTTCTGGAATGCTTCCGTATTTTTCGTTTCTTGTTTCTGCAATTCTTATAGATTTTTCATAATCAGAAAAATCCTTCGATTGTTTCTTTATTTCTTCAACAGCTTTTTCGTATCTTACATCACACTTAGTTTTTATCTCTTCATATTTACATATTTTCTTCTTTTTAATTTTACCTTTACAATAGTCGCATATGTAATTTCTTTTTCTGCTATATTGAGTTCTTATTATTTCTTTTCCACACACTTCACACGGAATATAATACCTGCATCTTCCGTATTGAGACTGTTCTGTTCTTATTTTGTCTTCCAAAGCATCTTTGTATCCCATTCATTTACCGCCTTTCGTAAATGCCCTTTATTTAAAGCGGGAAAATGCCAAGGCTTGCATCTTTCGGGAGCTACCCTATCCCACAATTTTTCACATTGCAATTATACATCATATAGTGGTGTACTGTCAAGTATTATACAATATTTTGTGCTTTTTCATCCAATCTTTCCAACGCTATTTTATGTGCTTTTTTTACAGCTCTTTCTTTTATTCCGTAATCTTGAGATATTTTTTTGTTTTTTTCAAACAAAATATATTTTCTAAAAATTAAATCCCTATCCCGTGGCTTATCTAAAAGCATTATAAAATCTACGGCTTCATTTTTTCTATCAACAAAAACATCTGTCATTCTGTCAATTTCTCGTTCTAATTCGTCTATTTTAGCAATCAATGTCCCTATTTTATCAAAATTAGGACTTGACTGCACTTTCTCTCCGTTGTTTATAGCCGGTATGCTTTTTGACATTATTTTTAATTCGTGCAAATCCATTATTTTTTTATTGATATCATCGTTCATTTTTCTTATTTCTTGTAAATATTCTTTACTATTCATATCATTTCCTCCTATATTGGACTTGGGATAATTACAGTTTTTCTTGCTTTTTTAGGGCTGTAAATCATATCACAAAGCTGTGCGGTAGAATCAATGCCATCATCGTGCTTCATTTTTCCTTCATAAGTACAAGAAATTACATTCTGAAAATATTTTTTATATTCTTTTTTCTGAAATTTTGGATTTATGAATTTCAATTTTCTAATTTCCGGTGCGTGATTTTTTATTCTATCCATTTTTGCTGTCTGATTATCTGCCGGATCGTGCGTTACATTGATAGGATAACCGTCAGCATTCCATATTTTTTCACATTCCATACGATATCCGTATGTTGATTTTGTTTCCTCAAAATGCACTTCTGCGGTTTTGTTTTTGAATTTATCCAAATGGTCTTCCATTCTGCTTGTAACTTCCGGTATAGTAACTTCTTTATCCCCATCGTTGTAAACAGCGTCTGTTATGTAATGATCTCCGTTAATCTCATAGCAGATTGGCATTGAAACAAAATCTCCACCACCGTATGCCGGATCATTTGCAGCAAATATCCTGTCCGGTCTAATGCCTTCGATTTCATTTGGATTATAGAAATTCATATTGTCAATATTGAAAATCTGTCCTTTTCTTTCTATAGGCTCCTGCTGATATTGTGCAAGCCAAGAAGCCATATCATCGTTATTTTCAAACGAAGACATTCTTCTTTTGTAATCCAATGTTGTAAATCCTAAATTATATGGATAATCAAAATTACTTTCTCCATTTTCGTTTAATGCCGGAATAATTATTTCCCTGTGTCTTATTCCTGCATACTCCGGATCATTAAGAAGCAAATCCAGTCTTCTTCCTTGCACATCTTTTGGAGCCCATCTGGTGCCTATTCCTATAAGCTTTGCTTTTCCCGGTTTAATTCTTGGCATAAAGTTGTTGTCAAACTTTCCCCATACTGTTGTTTGCCTGTTTTCACTTAACGCTTCATCAATACCACTGAAAAGATCATCGTAGATTCCTAACCCGTCACAATCGCATGCTCCGTTCAATGTTCCGTATATTGATCGCATCGTAAATGTCGGATATGTCTTTTTTCTATTTATGTCTATGGTCAAATCTTTTCCGTCAGTCAATCCATCTATTTTATTATCTGGGTATATTTCATTGTATGTGTATGTCGGATCTGTAATCATTTCCTTTGTTCCGTCATAAAAACCGCCGGTTATCTTATCAGAATATGCGGAATAAAGGTTTGCTCTTTCCGGTCTATTGGAGCCAAACCATAAATTTCCCATTTTTACAATTTGCGTCTTTCCTATACGACCAGGGCAAAAAACCATTCCTTCATCCAACTTATCATCGTATAAATCCTGTATTAAAAGTGTAACTTCTCTTAATGGATTTATTCTGTTTTGATAAAATCTTTCCTCCACCGGTCTGTTTTTTTCCATATAAAGCATAAAGCTCTCAAATTTATAGTGAGATTCCATAAGAAGCATTTCATAGACTTGATCTACCAGCTCTATTGATCCCATTTCCTTGTCTTGAGAAATCTTTTCCAATCCCCAGACATCGACATTAAACTGATTTTTACAAAACTTGTTTATAATATTTTTTGTCCGTTTTGTGCATTCGGACATTATTTCTATTTTCTTTTCTTCTTGAGCTGCATAGCACGTCTCGATATAACATTGGATTATATTTTCATCAATTCCGTTTCGGATAATATACTTTTCACAATCAGAAATCAGATTTTCTAATTCAGACATAAAGAAAAGCACCTCGCTTTCACAGCAAAGGTGCTTATAGACCTCTGCCTATAATTTTTCTAGGTTAGCAACTGACTCTATTCGTTAGCCGGTAATTGTTTTTATTCGTTTGTACATTTACCGTCTGCGTTTTATCGGCAAAAGGTAAAATTACAATTATTCATTTTCAAAACTCCTATTCCGTCAACAACTTATACAGTTCCAACGCTTCATCATCTTTGATAAGTTTTCTGATATAGGTTTTTCCGTTATGATTTTCAAATACCATTGCTATTGGTCGTTCTCCTGTTTCCAGCCCTAAATCAAACACAACTGACATTACTTCTTCCCCTGTTTCTTCATCAAAAACGAAATCTTCTTCGCTGAATTTACATTTTAAACAATCATTCATTCCTAGCAGCTCTGCACACATAAGTATGGCACCTCCTTGAATATCTAATACACATTACAGAATCATGTACAAGGTCTGGCATATACCCTGTTTCTAAAATAGTTTTCGATATTTTTCTCGCTTGCTTGATACTATTGAGTAATGGCATGTTTAAATCTTTTCTAAAGTGTTTAAAGTACGAAAGGAACCATTCTCTTTGTGCATATCTTATATTGTGCCTTATTCTGCTATCTAATTGCAGACAATGAAGTATTTCTTTAATTCTTCTCATTCCTCATAAACCTCACAAAATCTTTCCTGCACTTAGGACATAACTCGTAATTCCATTTTAGAAAATGTGTATAGGTAACTTTTTCAAACAAATCTTCATCTTCGTACTTAGGAACAACATCTCCATATACACCGCACATCTGAAAACTCATTTTTGTCATTGGTTTGATTTTGATTTTTGCATCGCACCTGTCGCAAGTGTGCCATTCTTTTTGATGTTTCATTCTTCCACCGCCTATTAAACCAACCCTAGCATACACAAAATATCAAGTCCCGATATTTCCTCCGCGCCCTCTCTTGTGTGCATAAGGATTTCTTTAAGTTTTTCATTTTCTGCGTTGCTGTATTTATCTTTGTTATACGCTTCTGAAAAACAATAATATTTGCAATATCCATAGCCTACTCCAAGTCTGTTGCCGTAAATGCTCTTTCCTACAATATCATAATATTTTGGCACTTTTAAAATATCGCATTTTTCATCTAGGGAACATTCCTTTTGTACTGCTTTTAGCCTTGATATAAGAAGTTTCAGAAAACTTCTTATATCCTGTTCTGATTTTGAAATATATAAAATAGTTTCTTTCATTCTTCCACCAGCTTTCTATATTTCTGATATATCTTTTATTTCTCCATCTGGAAGTTTTACCTTAACTTTGTCTGCTAGTAATGTTATTTGAATTTCTTTTGCTGTGTCTTTTTGATAAATATTGGATATGCCATCAATACTTATTACTCCTTTTAAAAATTCGCCATCAAGAAATAACCTAACAATTCCGCTTGAATGGTCAAGCAACACCTCTTTAGCCATCATTCCACCAACTTTCTGCCACAGATAGGGCAATAATTTATAAAAAACGATCCTCTTGTCGCTCTGCTTGATCGTATTTTTACGCATGGCTTACCATTTCTTTGGTTCAAAACAATATGTGCTGTTTTTAAATCGGATTTATACGACCAATGTTGAATGTCTATGCGTTCATTTCTTATGTCGCGTTCACAAAATTCACACATATTACACCTCAATCCCATATTCTTTGAATAGTTTTCAATATCTTTAGTTATTTCAACGCCTAGTTCTTTTTCCCTTTTAAGTGCTTTTATTTCTTCGTTTGTAGGAATATTAACAGTTCTAAGGCATTTCCATTTTACAATCCGTTACAATGTACCGTGTATCCAGCGTCCATATACTCTTTTACAGCTTTTCGCAACGCAGGCTTTGACTTATATCTCTTTCTTAGCATAATAGCCACGCCTTTTCTCTCGATAGCATAAATTCCAAACGGAACGGCATCACTGGCGATTTTCAGAAGTTCATTAAACTGAACAATAGAAATTCCCTCATAAATGCTTTTCCCTATATTGACCGTCATATAATCCCTCCTACACCTTGTATATCGCTAATATTCAAACGACTTTATTCTTTATGCACAATTCCTTGTTTTTGTCATAAAATTGATTTACAGGCAAATTAGACACTGTTCAAATCAGTAATGATAACCATTCTCTCAAAATTATCTTCCATAGCCTTATCGAAAGTCTTTGTTGCATAAAGAAATTCGCCGGTATAAAAATCTGTCACAGCATATCTGTATTCCGGATAAAGGTCATTTTTTATCTTTTTCAGAGTCTTTTCCGTTTTTTTGATTGCATTTCCTGTTCCAAACATCGCTAAATCCTCACAATTTCGTCAAGATCATAATTATCTCTGACATAATCAACGACCTCGCTCAATTTTTCTTTTACAAATTCATCATTAGCGATTTCTGGCAAACAATGAAATGTGCAGCTATTCTTTTTCCCGTACCTTTTATACTTCCTGTAATCAAATGTCATATAAAAAATCGGTATTTGCGTCAGATTTTTCGTTTTTCTGCAAAGCCAATGGTTAAAAATCCATTCAATCATCGTTTTCCTCCATACATAAAACTAATTTCACAATTTCTAAACACTTTTCACGATTTTCTTCATCGGTGCAACACCCAAAAGCGTTATACCGGCAATCGTGAAAGTGACAACTATAATCTTTTGGTACGATATCAGAAAAATTCATATTTCTCCTAACTCATTACAAATTGTGCCAGTTTCAAAAGATACTTTTTGTTACAAAAATGAGCTATGCTATAATCTGTCTTACCATTGTGGCTTCTAGCAAAGTGCAATCTTACCATTTCTTCCAACGGCATTGTTCCATCTTCTTTTGGTTTTGAAAAATCAAACTCCTCAAAATGGTTAAACTCTTTATCGTTTATGTGTGATAAAGCTGAACATACGTCAATCAGCGTTTCATCTCTCAATATGGGATGTATCTTCCCTGTTTTCTCTGTAAACAAATCCAGGTAAAGATTAAAAGCATTATTTACTGCTTCTTTCAAATCACCATGACCGATAGATACATCGCAGATATCATAAAAGCGTTTAGACATGTCCTTTTGCTTTTTCTGCAATTCTGATTTTGTGAGTTTTGGTTTTTCATCATTTTCAGAAAATGATGTATTTACCTTTCCATCATCGTTAGATGATGTATTATCCTCTATGTAGTCTTTGTATGTATTCTCTGTAGTAGTCTCTGGTATTGCTTTGCTGATATTGCCATGTCCATCTGTGCAATTTGCCATGTCGTGAACGCAATCTGCCATATCGTAATTGTCAACAAGACTTTGCAGCTTTTCATAGTCAATAGAATACCGCTTTGTCTTGTCAATTTTCATTTTGTTATAATTAGCTGTAATAACAATGCCTTTTTTCTCCAAACTTGTTATTGTTCTTCTGATCGTGTCTACTGACCAAAAATCAAAATCGGTTTCTTTCCACGACTGATATGTATTAAAAATCCAGTATCTTCCATCACGAAAATTTTTATCTGCCTTTTTATTGATTTCAAGCCAATAATGTATCTGGTTAAGAACAACAGCTTCATTCAGATTGCCCAAAACCTTTACAAGCGTTTTTCGGATAAGTAAAACATCGTCTTTGTTTATAAACAGCTCATTATAATTCATATTGTTTACCTCATACGAAAGATAAAAAGCACTCCGCTTTATGTGCTAAGCTCTACGACCAATAAAAACAACAAACAGGCAGTCGTAGTTCTGCTTTTCGGTCTGCATCACCTAGTTTGTTGCATTTATTTACTGATAATATTCAAATATCAGCAAAACGGACGGTTGCGGATTTGAACCGCAATCACTCTTTTATGTTGGAGCAAAGGAGTGAAAACCTCCAACCGGCATTCCAGCCTCCGTCCACCAGTCTTTCAGTAAGACCAGCCGGTCACAGGAATAAATCCCGTGCCGGATAATGGCAAGTATGGATTCGAACCATCTTTCCGTCTGCACGAATAACGGATGCCCTACGCACTTGCCACTCAAAAACATACAATTATCAGTGGAGGATTTTGTATGAAATGACACCGCCTGTTACGGCTACACTCATGCCAAAAAGCGTAAGTTGATTTGCACGCTTGAGCATCGTGGGATAGATGCTCAAGTAACCCCCTCCGATCCTTGTGACGGATCTTTAATCAGCTTTCCGCTAGAGGGGTATTAGAAAGGAGATGTACAATGCAAATAGCATGTAGCATCATGGTCCCGGCAGGTGAGAAAAAGTATAATACTAAAAGCACCTGCCGGAAACTAGGGTACCCGGATTCGAACCGGGAAGTGTGGGAACCAAAATCCCATGCCTTACCATTTGGCGATACCCCATCACCTACGGGCGAAGAGACCAATCAAACGCCCGTAAACTACTACGATTAAAAGGTTATTATGACACGTTTATTTCAGACTGTTATTTATAGTTCGATTGTTATTCCTTTCCCGTTACCTAGTTGGGCATCTGATTTTTCTATTCTGATCCATACGATTTACCTCCTTTTCGCTTATCTAAATGTTCAAACTGACATTTAACCATGTCAGTGACATTACTACGCTGACAATCAATGCCGTGACCGGACTTAAATAAATCACATTCAAACATCCGACCGCATTTCGTACATTCATCGTCAATCTCTTTACGACCTATTTTCATCTTTCTCGCTCAATTCAATGTATTTATTCAAATACCAGACAGCTTTTTTGGCATCCTCTAATCCATTCTTTTTACGGTGCCGGTAAATATACTTAAATGCATTACAGATACAGAAATCTTTTACCGCTTCTGTGCCTTGCGTTTCCTCCATCACGTCTATACACTGGTATTTACCAGTTTCATAATGCGACGGATGATTTACGTTGTCATTCTCAATTCCGTTGCACAGTTCTAAAACTTTTTCTTGTTCTGCTTCCGTAAAAATATCAAGATCAATCTTGGAAGCATCAATCATTTTCCCACTCATTGGATCAATCATATAAATACCTCGTTTTTTAGTTTATTACTCAACTTTCACCAAAATATAACTATGTCTCTTTATCCAGTTATCAGCATTGCCGTATTTACTAACTAAGTAATAGCCACGGAATAAGTGTATTATTTCTACTTCCGGGAATTTATATGGCAAAAGAAATAATTTATTCGGTGTTGTTCTTATCATTGTTTTCACTCCTGTTGTATATTGATTATGGTTAATACTATCAAGAGCAGGTCTTTTTGTTTTTGAGAATATTTGGTGGGCTTAGTAGGGACCTCCGGGCATCCTGCTAAGAGGGGGACGCCCCTTTTTCATCTGGACCCGTGGAATGGTCCCGGAACGGTGCTTTTCCGTCCGGTTTCTATCGTTCTTTTAGCTCTCTTGGATAAACCGCAGTTTCTCCCATAGACTAAACACCATATATTGTACCACTTATCCACCATCCACAATATCTTGTTTTTCGGTGTGTTTGCTGTCAGACAACCTTGCTCGGATGTCTGCTGCTGTAAGTGCTTTCTTTGCTTCTCGCTCCTTGCTTACGCCTGGTAGATTCCATCCATAATGCTTATTTAAGATAGCTATCTGTGCCACTGCTTGCTTGCTGTCCACCAGCTTCGCGCTCAAGCTCTCCTCTCTTTCCTGCGATAATTTTTTGTAAATATCCGCACCCGAATCACTTAATATATTCTTTTCATCTCTCCACGCATATATAGTATTATCATCTATACCAGTTAATTTATTAAATCCTAATATACTAACCTCTTTGCCATATTGATAACACATATATATATAATAATCACATATATCATTTACTAGACTAATATTATAAGCATTACAATTTGACTTATTGAGATTACTGGTAACATCGGAGTTATTATTATTTTTATAACCACTAAGGTGATTATTTAATTTTAATTTATTCGTTCCCTTGAAAAGGTGATGTTGAATATATAAAAGAGCAGCGTTCCATACTCCTTGCGGTGCTGTGGTCATATCCTCGATAGGGGGTTTTCTCTGCTCGCAAAACTCCTGTAAATAATACTCAATCTCGTTAGCGAATACATCGCCTGTCAATGGCTCATCCTCTAATCGCTCCACGTTCTCACCTCCTAAAACCAAATAAAAAACGCCCACAAGAAAAACCTAGCAGGCGCATATATAACACCTCTGGTCATTCCTGTGAGCGTTCCTTGCCGTCCTAGCTCGTCATCCTATCGCTTTAAGTATCGCTCCCCTCTCACGGCTCCGGGGTGATCCTCTGCCGGTCAATAACGCCGACTGCGCTTCGGACTTAAATTGTAATTGAGATTATAAACCAGTATTTTTATTTTGTCAATATATAAAAAATAATAATTTAATCTCTGTATATAATATATATAATATAAATATATATAATAATAAATAATATAATAATTAAAAAATAAAAAAAAGATCGGAAGAGCGTCGTGTAGGGAAA